CTTAGAGAAATGGGGTAACTAATATGTCTAAATTTTTATTAATAGATGGGAGCTATAGTACAGTTGAAGTTACAATACCAGATTGTACAGAATTATTAAGAAAAATAAAGCCTGAAGATATAAAGAAAAACAAAAATAGAAGAGAACTTGGATTATCAATAACGAAGTTTTTAGAAGAAAATGGAGATATGAATCGTAGAAAATATTATGGAGGTGCAAAACAAAATGGGAATGTCAAAAACTAAAAAAGCAATCGTAGCTTTGCAAGAAAGAGTAAATACAATAGAACTTAATGGCGACATGATAGAAAAAGCATTAGGAAAAGAACAATATGAGGCCACAGTAAAATGCAAAGATGAAATAAAAACATTACTAGAAGCCTATGAAAAGCAAAAAGAATTTACAAGAAATACAATAAAAAACGCACGTACTAAAGTGTTAAATCAGAGAAATACAATAAAGATGTTAAAAAATCATAATAAAAAGAAGAGTGGAAATTATGAAACAAATATTTAAGCCTCATGAGTATCAGAAATATTGTATTTCAAGATGTATTACAGATAACAAGTTAGGATTATTTTTAGACATGGGTCTTGGTAAAACAGTAATAACTTTAACAGCAATAAATGACTTAAAATATAATAGGTTTAAAATACAAAAGGTTTTAGTAATAGCACCTAAGAGAGTAGCAGAAGATACCTGGACTAGAGAACAGGAAAAATGGGAACATTTAAAACTTTTGAGAGTTCAACCTGTTCTTGGGTCCTTACAAAAAAGAATAAAAGCTTTAAATACTCCAGCAGATGTGTATGTGATCAATAGAGAAAATGTAGTATGGCTAGTTGATTATTATAAAAATGATTGGCCATTTGACACCGTAATAATAGATGAATTATCGAGTTTTAAAAATAATAATTCAAAAAGATTTAAAGCTTTAAAGTGCATAAGGCCATTAATCAAAAGAATTATTGGTCTAACTGGAACACCTGCACCAAACGGGTATATAGATTTATGGTCTCAGATATATTTATTAGATCAGGGGGAAAGATTAGGTAAATTTATTACACATTATAGAGAAAACTATTTTGAACCAGATAAAAGAAATGCAGAAAGAATATTTACTTATAAAGCAAGAGAAAATGCAGTTAGCACTATAAAAAATAAGATATCAGATATATGCATAAGTTTACAAGCAAAAGATTACCTAGAGATGCCTGAGAAAGTAATAGATAATAGATTTATAAAATTAGATGCTAAAACACAAAAAGAGTATGACCAATTTGAAAGAGAAATGTTTTTGAGACTTGATGAAGATGAAATTGATGTTACATCTGCAGCCGCACTTACTAATAAGCTTTTACAGTTCTGCAATGGTGCAGTTTACAAAGATGATAGCAAAGAATATGCAGAAGTGCATAATCTGAAAATAGATGCATTGGTAGAATTGATAGAAGAAGCACAGCGGACAGCCTTTGTTAGTATTTTATAACTTTCAGCATGATTTAGATAGAATTAAAAAAGAGCTTAAAAAATTAAAATTAAGAGTCGGTATTTTAAAAGACAGTCAAGATATATCAAAATGGAATAACAAAGAACTTGATATATTATTAGCGCACCCAGCATCTGCAGCATATGGATTAAATCTTCAAGAAGGCGGAAGTCATGTTGTTTGGTTCGGATTGAATTGGAGCTTAGAGTTATATAGTCAAGCAAATGCAAGATTATATAGACAAGGTCAGAAGAACACTGTATTTATACATAATTTAGTTGTAGATGGGTGTAGAGACGTAGATGTAATTGATGCTTTAGAAAACAAGAACAGTAATCAAAATGCACTTTTAGAGAGTTTAAAAGCTAGAATTAGAAAAGTAAAAAACGAAAGGATCTAATAAGATGAAAATTCTTGAACAAGGTAAGATTAAGCAGATATTAAAAATAAAGAAATGCAAAATTTGTAAATCAGTATTCACCTATAGTGAAGAAGATGCAATGGTTATTTTTAACACAAGGAAAGAAAAAATATCAGTAGGAGTAGTATGCCCAGTTTGTGAAGAACTTATAAAGATATCTGCATTTGATAGGAAGGCTAAATAGAAAGAAGGTGACAGAATGATTATAATACTTAAGATTATAATTGCAGTATTATTAGGATTATTTATAATCGGAAAAATGGCAGATTCATTTAATAATAAAGACAATATAAAAATGGAGGTAGTATATTACGTTGAAATTATAATTAGCATTATTTGTACCATAATCTTGTTTAGATTGTGAGGTGTTTAGATGACAAGAGATAAGTTAGCAAAATACTATGATTTAAAAGATGAAATATTTGACTTAAAGAAAAGAATACATAAAATTAAGAATGATGGTTTAATAGAAAAAGATAGCGTAAAAGGATCTTCAAAGTATCATCCATATATATCACACAGTATGGTTGTAGAAGGGCCAGGAGAGGGAACAATAAAATTACTAACAGCATTGGAGCAAAAGCTTTCGAAACAATATGAAAAGTTGTTAGAACAACAAATAGAGATAGAGGATTTTATAGAAACAATTGAAAAACCTAAACTTAGAGAGATTTTTAGATTAAGATATTTGGATGGGTATACCTGGTATCAGATAGCATTGGAATGTGGGTATAATAACGAGGACACCCCAAGAAAGAAACACGACAGATTTTTAGAGAACTTACAGCCATAATGGTTGTAAGTTTTTTTATAAAAATTTATAAAATGTCCGGTCATGTCCGGTGTCAAGATGTTAAAATAAGTATAAGCAAAAGTATATACATCTACTTTTTACTAATAGTTATTTTGATAAAAAAGCTTGTTACTTAGCAGTAACGAGTTTTTTTTATGCAGAGAAGAGGTGAACCGGATTGGCAAAATTAACAGATAAACAGGAGCGATTTGTAGAAGAGTATCTTATAGATTTAAATTCAACACAAGCTGCAATAAGGGCGGGGTATAGTGTTAAGAGTGCAGGAAAGATAGGACCAGAACTACTAGGCAAAACTAGGATTTCAGAGGCAATAACAAAGAAAAAAGCTGAACGTTCTAAAAGAACAGGAATAACAGCTGACAGAGTGCTAGAAGAGTATGCAAAAATTGCTTTTGCAAATGCTGATGACATTATAGATTTTAAAACCGGAAGAATTAAGCCATTTGCTACAAAAGATGATTTAGCAACGATACAATCTGTTAAAGTAAAAGAGTCATCTCGGAAATGTAGACACAGAGGAAAGAGAAGTAAAATTGTATGATAAACAAAGGGCATTAGAAATGCTTGGAAAGCATTTGGGAATGTTTAAAGATAAAGTTGAGCTATCTGGGAATGTTGGACATCCGCTTCTTGAAAGTATAGCAAGACAGCTTCGGCGGTGGTGCAAGTGCAGAATAATGAGCCATTTCCATTAAGTTCAAAGTACATAGATTTTATGAAGCACGATGCAAGCGCGGAATTCCTAGAGGGAACAACATATGCAGGTAAGACAACAGTAGCGATACCAAAGTTCATGAACAAAGTAATGCTAAGTCCTAAAAAGTCTATTATTTCAGGATTAGATTTAGGAACAATTCAAAAGAATATTGTAACAAAAGATCATGGAATATTAGAGCTGTATGGGGATTATGAAAAAGGTGGATTAATAGAGCAAAACACAAATGGAACTAAAGAAGATAGCCTTCCACATTTATTGTTTCATACTCCTTATGGGGTCAAGACAATTTATCTGATAGGGTATGATAATACAGCAAGATGGAAAAAAGCACTTGGTGGACAATATGGGAATTTACTCATAGATGAGTTTAACATAGCTGATATGGAATTTGTAAGAGAAGCATTCATGAGGGCAGATTATAGGTTATGCACTATGAACCCAGATGACCCAAATAAAGAGTGCTATACACAGTATGTTAATAAATCAAAACCAATAGATAAATACAAGGATGATGCTCCAGCAGAACTTTTAAAGATGTTAGATCAACCTCAAGTAAACGATTGGACTTGGTGGTATTTTACTTTTGATGATAATGCGAGTTTAACGCCAGAGAAAAAGCATGACATTATAAGTACAACCCCAAAAGGCACTAAACTTTGGAAGAATAAAATACAAGGCCTAAGAGGAAAGGCAACAGGATTAATATTTAATATAGAAAAACAACACACAATAACTGTTGAGGAAGCTAAAAAGTTAAAATTTAAGACTTTTTCTGTTGGATGCGATACATCATATTCAAAAGAAACTCATGATAAATTAACACTTGAGGGTACAGGAATTACAGTTGATAATAGATGCGTTTTACTAAAAGAAAAAGGTTTTAATAATAAAAATAGAGAAAATCCATTTGCGCCATCTGATGTAGTAAAATGGATTTTAGACTTTATGGAAGAATTCAAGCAGGAATGGGGATTTGCAAGAACATGTTATATAGACAGTGCAGACAGTGGAACTATTATGGAAGCTAAGAAGATGAAAAGACTTACTCATTGTGTTTATAACTTTGAACCTTCTTGGAAGAAAACTAAGAATATAACAAGAATTCAATTAGAGCAAAGTTGGTTAACTACTGGCGATTTTTTAATTGTTGATACATGCACTGATTATTTAGCTGAAAGTGATGTTTACAGTTGGACTGAAGATAATAAGCCAGAAGATAAAAATGACCATCACAGACAAGGATGTCAATATTCATGGCTTCCATATAAAAGACAAATTGGTAATTGGGAAAAGATAAAACAGATAATAAAGGATGCTGATGATTAATGGAAACAAAATGCATTTGTTTAATAGAAAATAGAGCTTATAAGATGGAAGAAGTTAGATTAAGAGAAATATTAAATATGATTAAGAAAAAATATAGAAAAGATAATAAGCATGCAATATATGCATTGAGAAAGGGAAATACCTTTGATTTGCAAAGGCAAGAATTTAGTACGTTTTATAGAACTCAATTGAAAGCTGAAGAGTATAGAAAACAAGGGTATGTTGTTTATTGTGTGTAGGAGGAGATCAAATGGGAATAGGAGGTAAACTAAAAGAAATGGTTAGAAACTGGTTAGAAATACAACCGTCTATTCGGGGAGTCTGTAACAATTCAGCAGAATGATACGTTCGAAGGGAATTGTTTTAGAAATTTACTATGGTATAGAGGTGATCCGACTGAGTTACATCAATATTATACTCAGATAGACGACATGATGGGAAACTCAAAATTTTGGGCTGCTCAAAGTACAGATGGAGTAGATTTTAGAAAGATACATACAGGACTTCCTGCTTTAATAGTAGATATTCTAGCAGATATTATTATAGATTCTTTAAACTCAATTGATATAGGTAAAAATGATGACGCTCAAAAAAATTGGAACAAAATTGAAGAAGATAATAGCTTTAAAGACATAGTAAAACAAGCGATAATAGATGTGTTTATAGAATGCGATGGAGCGTTTAAAATAAGTTATGATACTGATGTATCAGAATACCCAATAATAGAGTTTTACTCAGGACCTAATGTAGAATTTGTTTATAAAAGAGGCAGAATAGTAGCAATAATATTCAAGACAAAATATAAAAAGAAAAATGCAGAATATTTGTTAAAAGAAAAATATGATAAAAATGGAATAACCTATAGATTATATAGAAATGAGGCAATTGTAGGATTAGAGGAATTAGATGAGACTAAGGACTTAAAGGAAGTTACAGATAATAACTTTATGATGGCGGTTCCTATGATGTTTAATAAGTCTAAAAAATTCAAGGGTAGAGGACAAAGTATACTTGATAAGAAAATTGATGACTTTGATAGCTTTGATGAAGTATGGTCACAATGGATTGAAGCTTTAAGAGATAATAAAACTCAGACATATATACCAGAAGAACTTATTCCAACAAATGACAATGGAGATTTGCTAAAACCTAATACCTGGAATAAACGTTTTGTGCAGATAGGAAATACAACAACTGAAGATAAAGCAGGGCAAGTGTTAAGGGTTACACGGCGATTTCGACTATGAAAAGATGCTTCAAGGTTATATCACAGCATTGGATTTATGTCTGCAAGGACTTATATCTCCATCTACTTTAGGAATTGATACTAAGAAACTTGATAATGCAGAGGCACAAAGGGAAAAAGAGAAGGTAACTCAATATACTAGAAATAAAGTAATAAGAATATTAGAAAAGGTACTTCCACAAGTTGCAACTATTGCACTTATGGCATATGATAAAGCAAGAGGAGAAGTAGCAGGGGAATATACAGCTACTGCAGACTTTGGAGAATATAGTTCTCCAAGTTTTGAAGCAGTTGTTGAAACGATTTCAAAAGCAAGACCAGGTCAATCTATTATGAGTGTTGAAAAATCAGTAGATGAACTATATGGAGATAGTCTATCAGAAACAGAAAAAAAGGAAGAAATAAACCGTTTGAAAGAAGAGGCAGGAATAATAGAAAAGAACGAGCCTACGGTATGGTAGGTGACTAAATATGTCTGATGAATATGATATTAAAAAGATATTTGAAGAAATCGAATTGGAATTAATAGCATCTATGAAAAGAACTTTGTGGTTACACAAAGAAGATGAAAGCGCAAAAGATTTCAACTGGCCTCAATGGCAGGCGTTAAAATTAAAACAAATACAGCAATATAGAATAGATAATAAAGAAATATTTGATAGCAAAGCAATAGACGTAGATAGACATGTGATAAAACATATGAAACAACAATTCAAAGAAGCGGCTGCGAAAACGAATAAAAGAGCAATAAAGCTTGGGATTATAAGTAATAAAGATTCTGAATTTGGAGGATCTTTTTTTGGTTTAAACACAAGAAAATTAGATTCTCTAATAAATAGTGCAAAAAATGATTTAAGAGATGTAAGAACTGCAACATTAAGGATGGCAAACGACCAGTTTAGACAAGTTATATATAAATCGCAAATGTATGCTAATATGGGTGTTGGAACAGTGCAGCAAGCTATTGACATGGCAACAAAAGATTTTTTAAGCAGGGGATTTAACTGCATAGAATATAAAAATGGAAGAAGAATAAACATTGCAGATTATTGTGATATGTCTATAAAAACAGCATATACAAGAGCAGGACTTGCAGGAGATGGCGAAATCAGAAAGAAAATAGGTAATCCACTCGTTTATGTATCAAAGCACGAGGGAACTTGTGATAAATGCAGTAAATGGGCTGGAAGAGTATATATAGATGACGTATGGTCAGGAGGTAAAGAAGAAGATGGGAAATACCCGCTTCTATCAACAGCAATAGCAGGGGGGCTATTTCACCCTCGCTGTCAGCACAGAACGACTACATATTTTGAAGGAATAAACGAAGAGCCAGAAGAGATACAAGAAAACGAGCATAATAACAATGACGTATATATACAAGACTTGCAGAGAAGAAAAAAACAGTACGAAAGATTAGCAGCAGGCAGTTTATATACAGATAATATTCAAGATTATTCAAATAAAGCAGCTAATTTGCAAAATCAGATAGAAAGTAGTAAAATAGAACTATTAGAGGATGAGCAGTATGCTATGAATAGATATATTGCTTCTGAGAGCTATAAAATTAATGAAGCTTTAAGAAATGAAATGGAATTAACTCAGATGCAAGAAAAAATAATGCACAACTTGGATTCAGCATTAGAAAAGATGCCAAACTATAATGGAAACATAGTAAGAACTATGCAGATAGATGATGATTTTAAGTTAAGGCAGTTCATAGACAGTTTAGAGGTAGGAAAACCGTATAAACCAAAAGAATATTTATCTTTTAGCGATAAATTAGACTACAATTTGAAATCAAACGTAGATATATTCGTAGAAAACAGTAAAAAGGGAAAGGATTTAAGAGCCTACAACAAAGAAGAAAGTGAAATAATATATAAAAGAGATAGTAAATTTAGAGTATTGAATAAGAAACTAGTAAATGGTAAGCATTACATACTGTTGGAGGAGGTATATGAATAAAAATAGCCCAAGATGGATGCATGAGGTGCCTAATTTTGGAAATCCCATAGGTGAAAAGAAATTCAGCAATAAAGAAAAGATAGAAAATGAAAAGAAACTTTTAAGATGTATGGTGGATTTTAAAGAAATAACAGAACAAGAAGCAGAGAAAATGTTAGATGAGTACAAAAAGTCTTTAAATACAAATTAAAAACACATTTTTATTACAATTTTCGACATTATTTTTATCAAAAGCATGATATTATTCTTTGTAATTAATAAAATAGGAGTGATATTATATGGTATGTCCAAATTGTGGTTCAAATAATAGTCAGGCTATATCAAACGTGAAAGGAAAAATAAAAAGAAGAGGTCTAATATCTACTTTAGTAAATCTGTTACTTATATGCTGCACTGCTGGTGCTTGGTTAATAATTATGATTATTAGAGGTGGCAGTAAAGGAAAGATTAAAACAGAGACTAAATTTGTTTGTATGGATTGTGGTAATGAATACACAGCTAAAGAGTCAAATAAAGCATTAGCAAAAACAAGAAAATAAATAAGTTTTTAACATTGAGAGCAATAAGCTCTCTTTTTTATATGCCAAAAACATGTCTATGGCTTAAATAGTATCATGGGCGAATCTATAGCCGACGGGCTTTAAACGGGAGGTTCCAATATGGAAAATGATGAAGAAAATAAGAATGCAGAGACTCAATCTGCTACAGAAAACACTGATGCTGGTAATGAAAATAAAGGGTCTACTTCTGAGGGCACAATAGCAAATGCATTCGGAAATAAAGAGGGAGATGACAGCAAAGGTAATGAAGAATCTACAGAAGATAACAAGGAAGGTTCTGATGCTGAAAACAAAGATGAGAAAAAAGGTGGAAGTAAGGCAAGTTCTGTTGCAAAACAAAATGAGGACGGGTCTATTACTTTCAAAAATCAGAAAGAATTAGACGGGTTCATTTCAAAGATGTATGCCAAAGGCGCATCTAAGGCAGAAAATAACAATAACACACAAAATTCTAAAACTGATGAAAACACCAAAGATGGAGAAAAAGAAGAGGAAAGCGATTCACAAGAAGGTGAAATTGGAAACGAGCAACCCCTAAAGGATTATACAGATTCTATAGCACTAGCTCTAGTAGAAGCAGATATAAACCCTAAGAAAGCAAGAAAAGCTAGCCGTTTAATAGACACTGGCAAAGTAATAATAAACGGCGTATTAGACAGTGCGAAATTAGAAGAGGAGATTAACAATCTAGTTGCTGAATGGCCTGAATTAAAGAATTCAAATCAAGATGTTAATCAAGCAAAGGGTTTTAAATTTGGAGGAGAAGGACAACAAGATGAAAACACAGAAGAGAATCAATTAGCTCAAATCTTTGGTAACAATAATAACTAATAGAAAAAAGTATATGTATTCAATCATTTTGCTAAAAAAAATATGAAAGGATGATTGAATATGGCGAATACAGTTAATTACGCAACTCAATTTGAGAGACAATTAAAACAAAAATACAAAAGAGAAAGTTTGACAGCAGACTTAACTACTGAAAAAATTAAGTTTATTAATGCAAAAACAGTAAAAATCCCATACATTGAAATGGGAGGATTTAAGGACCATGGCAGAAATGGAGGATTTAACAGACAAAATGTTAAAAATCAATTCATGTCAAAAGAACTTACACATGATAGAGATGTTGAATATTTCATAGATGCTATGGATGTTGATGAATCTAATTTGGCATTAGCTGCAGCTAATATAACTAATACATTTGAGGAGGAACACGCTATTCCAGAAGAAGATTGCTATAGAATTTCAAAATTATATAGTGATTATAAAACTTTAGGGAAAAAAGCAGATAATACGGCTCCAACTACTAAAAATATATTAAGTTTATATGATAAATACATGGAGGAAATGGACGAGTCAGAAGTTCCTGAAGAAGGTAGAATACTATATGCAACACCTGCTATTGAGAAAATATTAAAAAATGCAGAGGATGTACAAAAAATATTCTCTCTTAATGCGGGGAATGGTAATGGATTTACAAGAGCAGTTAGAGCTTTAGACGATGTAAAAATTAGAAAATTGACATCTAGTAGAATGAAAACAGCTTACAATTTCACAGACGGGTGTGTACCAGGAACAAGTGCTAAACAAATAAATATGATTTTAGTACATCCTAAATCAGTTTTAGCTTGTGACAAACACTCATATATTAAATTATGGGCTCCAGGAAGCCACACACAAGGTGACGGATTCTTATTCCAATTAAGAAAATATTGGGATCTATTTGTAATTGATACAAGAGTTGATGGAATAAAAATAAATGCTGAAGCAGAAGCTGTAGAGGAGACTGCATAATAGTTTATAATAAACCAAAGGACTTTCTTGATAAGAGAGTCCTTTAAAAAATTATAAGGAGGTAAATCATGATAGCTGTAAAAGGAAATGTTGAATACACAATAAATGATTCAGAGAAAAAAGTATATATAGAGAATGGGTATGATATATACGATGATAATGGAAAAAAATTAGCAGATGGAAAACATAAGTCTATACCGTATTCTAAGTATAAAGAATTGGAGGAAAAATACAAGGATCTATTGGCTAAAAGTAATTCAACAAAAGAATTAGAAGAGTTAAATAAACAAATTACAGAAAAAGATACAAAGATTGAAGATTTAACAAAACAAATAGGTACAAAAGAAGAAGAGTTAAATAAAGCAAATAAAAAAATAGAAGATCTAACTAAAAAATTGGAAAAATAGGAGGCATTGCAGATGATAAATGCATATGCACAATTTAGTGATTATAAAAAATATGGCAACGATGTTTTAAAAGATGAAAAAGATGCTATTACTTATTTAGAACTTGCATCAATTGATATTAACAGAGCTACACTTACACGAATTGAAAAAAGAGGATTTAATAATTTAACCGCACAACAAAAAGATTTAATAGTAAAAGCTACATGTTTTCAAGCTGAATATATAAAAGAAGAAGGAATTTATGAAAACGATGATGTATCAAGCTATAGTATTGGTGGAGACTTAACAGTGAATGAGAAGGACCCACAAGGAATAGCTGATAGATTAAAGATATCAAAAATAGCCTTTTCATATTTAAGGAAGACAGGACTAATAGCTAGGATTATATGATTAAAAAATTAAATCCTAATCATTTAAAGAGGCTATTAAATAATGAGTGTGATGTTAAGATATATCAAGAGGGGCTATCTGAAGAGGGTGAGCCCTTAACTTCTATAAATTTAGAAAGTAAAAAGTGTAGGTTCGTAGAAAGAACAAAAATAATAATAAATCCTGAGGGAAAAAAGGTTGAACTTATTGGAAAAGTAATACTACTGGGAGATATAGCGCCTGATATAAAAAAGATAAGTGGTGGTCAAGTAAGAATTAATGAATCAGAGTATACAATATACCAAGCTAGCCGACCTAGAAACCCAGATGGATCTATTTATATGACAGTATTGGAATTGATGTAAATGAAAGTAAGAATGAATAGAACAGGCATAAACAAGGTGAATAAAAATGTGCAAATGGCACTAATTGAAACAGCCGAGGCCGTACTTACTGATATGGTACAGAGCCAAGTAATTCCTTTTAGAGAAGGGAATTTGCAAAAGAGTCATTTTGTAGATGATAAAAGAGCAATAAAAGGAGTTGTAAAATTAGTTGCAGACACACCGTATTCAAGAAAAGTATTTTTTGATCCAGAGATAACAATCCATACAGATAAAAATCCAAACGCAAGACAAAGGTGGGTGGAGGCTTATACATCAGGGAACAAAAAAGATTTACCAATTAAATATTTTGCTAAGTTTTTAAAAAGGAGAATGGAGTAGATGGAAAGATTATCGACCAAGGAAGTTAAAGATTACTTGAAAACAGTTATCACATGCGACAACTGGTATATTGGAAAACGTGATGAAAATAAAGAGAAATCTATTACATTGTTCTCTAATAAAAGGGAGTTAGAGAAAATATCAAAATTTAACAAACTGCAAACTTATTCAACTTTACCAATTACATTGTTGTTAGTGTGGAGTAAAAATTATAATTTAGCAGAAGTAAAAGCAAACGATATATATGATTTGCTAGATAAAAGAAAGTTTAGTATAAATGGTTTTAGCTGCTTTACAGAAACTTTAAATGAAGGACCAATTGACTTAGGATCAGATGATAGCAATAATTATAAATTTTCAATTGAAATTAACATTTATTACACAAAAAATAACTAATAGAAAAAAGTATATGTATTCAATCATTTTGCTAAAAAAATATGAAAGGATGATTGAATATGGCGAATAAAACAGGAGTATTTCCAGTTTATGAAAATCAATTCAAAGTTGGAGCATCAAAGGAAGCTTTAGAATCAATTGCTGATATGGAAAACTTTAGTGTTAGTTTTGACAATGGGGTAGAAGAGTGGACTCCAATGGACGCAGAAGGTTGGATTCGTAGATTAATGACTGCAAAATCAATAACTATTTCAGTTGCAGGGAAAAGAAATGTAGGAGATACTGGTAATGATTTTGTAGCAGGATTAGCATTTGTAAATGGTAGAAGTGCAGAAGCGTGTTTAGAGTGGAATTTTCCAGATGGAACATCTATACTTTTTGAGGGAGCAGTATTTAATATAACAAACTTTATGGCAGGTGATAGTACAGCTGTTGCCCCACTAGAGTTTGATGTCATGAGTAATGGTAAACCTACTGTTACATTACCGACAGGAGAATAATATAGGAGGGTCACTAAAAAGGCCCTCTTAATTAAATTTTATAAAGAATTAGGGAGATGAATTATATGGCTAATTTAGACATTAGTAGTAGATTGGGGAAAAATAAACAAGAGATTACTATTGCAGAAGGAAAAACATATGAGGTGGATTGTAGCGCAGAGACAATGTTAAAAGCAGAAGAAAAATTTAACAACGGAGCAGGAGCAAATGATTTATTTGCAATAATAGAAATGTTCTTAGGAAAAGCAGCAGTAAAAGATATTAAAGCAATGAAAGCTACTGTAAATGAAATAAAGACAATAATAATTGCAATTATGGCACAAGTTAATGAGGAGGATTTCGATTCGTTCGAAAAACGATTTCAAAACCAGCTCAAATAGCGAGTGTTGGTATGATTTGTTCGATGACTGGAAGTTAATAGAAGCCAGTATTACAAAGCAATATGGAATAAGAATAAGAAAAGATATAGGCACAATGGATTGGGCGGAGTTAAGTGGATTAATCTCTGGATTAATGGGAGACACTCCTTTACGGTAACATTGTGAGAATTAGATCAGAAGATGATAAAGATACTTTAAAGAATTTTACAAGAGATGAACTTCAGATTAGGTCTGCTTGGAGAAACAAACAAGCAAAAACAGTATCTGAAAAAGAAATGAAACAAGCGTTAGAGCAAATGAAGCAAGCCTTTATAGCAATGGCTAAAAAGGATGGTGCTAAAAAATGATAGAAGTAAGATGCCCTAATTGTAACCAACTGCTAATCAAAGTTGAACAGTGTAAGGGTGAAATTAAATGTATAAGATGTAAGAAAACAATAAAAATTAAAATAGATGAAAAAGACAGAGTGAACAACACGAGTAGTATAACTGCTGAGTAGTTAGTCAATACCTGCTTTTACCTTTTTAGAAGGGAGGTAGGTATGAGTACTAACGTTGGAGCTATAGATTTAGATTTAGTATTAAATAGCAATAAGTTTAACAAACAGCTTAAAAATGTAGAAAAACAGGCAACAAGTACTGGTAATGTTTTACAAGGTACTCTTGGAAAAATAGGAAAAATAGCTGCTGCTGCGTTATCTGTTACTGCAATTGTTAAGTTTGGAAAGGAATGCATAAACTTAGGTTCAGATTTAGCGGAAGTACAAAACGTAGTAGATGTATCATTCCCAAAAATGAATGAGCAGGTAAATGCATTTGCAGAAAATGCTATAGAACAATTTGGATTAGGACAAACAGTTGCTAAAAAGTATATGGGTACTTTTGGGGCGATGGCTAAGGCGTTTAAATTCAGTGAACAAGAAAGCTATAACATGGCAGCTGCATTGACTGGTTTAGCAGGAGATGTTGCTTCTTTTTATAATATGTCAAGTGATGAAGCTTATACAAAGTTGAAGTCCGTATTTACTGGAGAAACCGAAACACTAAAAGAATTAGGTGTTGTAATGACACAAAATGCGTTGGACCAATATGCTCTTGCAAATGGTTTTGGTAAAACAACTGCGAAGATGACTGAGCAAGAAAAAGTTGCTTTGAGAATGAAATTTGTTACGGAGCAGTTATCACTAGCTAGTGGGGATTTTGTAAGAACACAAGATAGTTGGGCTAACCAGACAAGAATACTTTCATTAAGATTTAATGAATTAAAAGCAACTCTAGGACAAGCGTTTATAAATGTATTAAATCCGGTGGTGAAAGGAATAAATTATTTAATAAGCAAATTACAAGTGTTAGCTAATGCTTTTAAATCTTTTACTGAATTTATAACAGGTAAAAAGTCAGATACTTCTGGAGGGCTAGGACAAACTGCATCAGATATAGCGAGTTTAACAGATAGTGCAAATAATGCAGAAGATGCTGTTAGTGGAATTGGAAGCAGTGCTAAGAAAGCTAAAAAGCAATTACAAGGTCTCAGGGGAATTGATGAAATAAACAATTTAACAACTTCAAATGATTCAAATTCAGATAGTGGATCAGCTGGAGGTTCTGC